TAAAACTCAGGTTGAATCCGGCTTTGCAAAGTTACTTGACAGATCGCAGTCGGATTCGCAGCTCGCTGTTCTCGTGGGCTCTTTGCAGGACTGCCTGAACCGCGCCCTTTGGTATGCCTCTGGTTACAGACCAGATGACTACCCAATCGTTGAAATCATTATTAGCAAAAACTTTATCCCTGCTAAGCTACACAGCCAACAGGTAATGGCAGTAAGCTCTCTCTATAGGGATTCTGGGGCTATCCCGATTAGGGAGTTTCTTGAAATACTGGAAGCTGGCGAAATGTTTGAAGGTATTCACGGTTTCAATGTTCCTAAGCTTCTTGAGCGCATGGGGCTGACAGGTGATGAGCGCTACGTCGAGGCGTCCCCCGAGCCCGCACGGGAGCCGACTCGCAATCCGACCATCAGGGTCCAAAACCTGATGGAGGAGTCTGCCGGTAATTCGCTGGAAGGGGAATCGGCTGAAGGGGCCGTAGAAAATCCTGAAGGGTGAGCTATAGTCTCAATAGTCTCGTTTTGACTTTGTGGAACTGACCCCGGAACAGGCGCTTGCCAGGCTTCAGGAAACTGAGGCCAGGCTGCAAGAGAGCCAGACCAAGCTTGAGGCTCTGGAGCGGACGAAGACCGGCCTTCTTAACGACCTGACCAAGCGCAAAAGCGTTGAGCGGCTGGTGAGGGCTGCCGGTATCGACCTTGAGGCCGATAACCTTGAGGATCAGGTTGCCGAGGTTCTTGGTAAGCGCCCTGCTGCGCCCCCCGCTGCGCCACCGACCCCTCCCTCTGGCGATGGAGCGAATCCCGAACCGCCTGCGCCTGGCGGCAACAGCAGCGAAGAGGCGCTGAAGGCGCGTCTCGCCACGATGGAGCGAATGCTGGAGAAGATGTCGGACAAGCTTCAGCAGACGGAGAAGGAGAAGCAGCAAGAGCGCAAAGCGCGACTTGAGGAATATCAGAGGTCGGTTGTTGTTCAAGAGCTTGAAAAAGTTGGTTGCAAGCGCCCTCACCATCTCTATGAGCTGCAGAAAAGAAACTTTCGCATACTGGAGGGACCGGATGGAACCCATGAAGTGGTCTTCGGCACCGAAGAAAACCCGGTGAACGTTGCAGGTGCCGTCTCGGACTTTGAAAAGGATGACGAGTATTCGATCTACTTTCCGAGTATTGTTGCAAGTGGATCGGGACTCCCCACATCCCGCTCTTCCATGCCTGCCAGCTCCAATCCATTCACCAAGACTGGCAGCAACGGAACTGAAGCATCACGGATTATGGCAAGCGACATGGCCCTGGCCCGCAAGCTTGCACGCGAAGCTCGTGGACGTGGTGACTTCGATCCCATCCTTTGCGGAACCGTTGACAAGCGCTGAGCGTTCAGCTGCACCATCTTGCATTCGGCCCCGAAAGGGGCCTTTTTTATGGCCTACCCTTGGGGCAGCGATGCCCAGACAGACCATGCCAATGAAAAAGGGCAAATCCCAGAAGACTATTTCTAAGAACGTCTCTACTCTCAGGAAAGAAGGCTATCCCGAAAAACAGGCCGTAGCAATTGCTATGAACAAGGCCGGCATGAACAAGAAAAAGCCAAAGCCAAAGGGAAAGGGTAAGAAATACGGTAAAGCAAGGTGAAAAGGAACATCCCCACTGACAAGGCTTTGTATGCTCGGGTCAAGGCTGAAGCAAAAAGAAAATTTAAGGTCTATCCGAGTGTTTATGCAAATTCTTGGCTTGTTCGTGAGTACAAGAAACGCGGCGGCGGCTACAGAAGCCGAGAGGTGAAAGGTGGCAAAAAGTAGAAAGCCGAGGGGCGGCCTTGGTCGCTGGTTTGCCGAAAAGTGGATTGACGTAAAAACCGGAAAGCCATGCGGTAGACAGGCTGGCGAAAAACGCCGAAGCTACCCAGCCTGTCGGCCATCAAAGCGGGTTTCAGTCGATACCCCAAAAACAGCCGGAGAGCTATCGAAAAAAGAGAAAGAAAAGTTCAAGCGCGAAAAGACAGGCTCCAAGCGAATTGGCTATCAGCATAAGCGCAAAAAGCGGTCCTAGCATTAGCTGGAGGCACGAGAGAAATGGCCCCTCGCCCTGTCAAAAACAAGCGCCGCACTGCGGCTTACTATGCGGCTAACCCGGAAGCTCGCAAAAAGAAAGCTGCCTATGATAAGAAGTATCACTCTACGCCGGAGCGCAGAAAGTATAGAGCGGCCTTGTCTGCAGAGCGCAGGGCGAGGGGTATTGATGGCAAGGGCGGCGGTGATCTGAGTCACACAACTGGCGGGGGGTTTAAGCGAGAGAACCCGTCAACCAATCGCGCAAGAAATGGCCATGGTGGCAGGCGCAGATTGGCCAAGAGTGGTCGCAGGCCGCGCCGCTAACCTTGCGAAAAAGGAAGCAGAACCATGGCAGTTCCAGAGCGCGTCAAAAGCAAAATGAAAGAGCTTGTGCTTTCTGGTGTAAACAAGCCAAAGAAAACCCCAGGCCACAAGACCAAATCACATGTTGTAATGGCCAAGGAGGGCGAGAAGTACAAGCTGATTCGGTTTGGTCAGCAAGGAGTTGTTGGAGCTGGCAAAAAGCCAAAAACAAAAGCTGAAAAAATGCGCCGCAGACTTTACTATGAGCGCCATAACGCTCAAGACCCAAATCCATCAAAGCTTTCGGCTCGCTACTGGAGCAATGTTACAAAATGGGCAGTTATCTTATGTTTAGCCGCCAGCCAAGTTACTACATGAGTGCTGATTGACCGAAGATGATCACTAGAATAAAGGCGTTCCGTTTTTTCTTCAAATGGCTGTCATCCTTACCGGCTCCAGCGACTCCTGCCTTGAAATCGCAAAGCGAATTGGACTTGAAGGGGTTGACCATATTTCCAGCTTTTCAATTCACTTTGACGCTGATAGCGCAGTCTATGTGAAGGCTACTTACTACCCGGACAAGGAACAGGTCGAGGCCCTTGCTGATTTTATCGCTGAACGAAAGTTCAGGGTTTTGGAGGAGGCTGCTGAGTAAAGAAACAGGATGGCGGCAGGTTTCACGCATGGTCAGAATTCTCCTGACTCTTAATCCACTCTTTCAATTCAGTTACATATCTGCGAAGCTCTGCCGCTTTCAGGACGTGCCATTTCTCCCCGGTCTTAAAATACAGGGAGTTATGTAAATCTATTGCCTTCAGGCAATGATGAATTATGGGATTCCATCCCTCACGCACGGGGGTATCCCAAGTTCGCCTTTCCATTGCCTTAGTGTTTACGGCCCAAGTCTAGGTGGGCAGAGGGGTTCCCACCAGCGCCCTAGACTTCGACCAGAGCCAACCCCTTGATCCAATGACCGTCTCTGGCGTTCTCCGCACTACCACCAACATGCGTGGTATGCAGTCTGCTTCCGCAGTTGATGAGATCCTGTCTGCAATCACACTTTGCACTCGGGGCATGAAAAACTGGACTTTTGTTTTGCCCGACGCCTTTACTGCTGCTCAGTTGAATCAGCTCCTGGCTTCCGCCCCCACCGTGGCCGCGTCGCCCGCCAAGACGATCACCGCCGCTGGCACCGCTGGGTGGGCCGCCTTGTCTGCCGGTGAAAAGACCGCGATGACTGCCGCCTTCCTTGCAAAGGGTTACACCCAGAACTAAGCGAATGTATTCCTTGACACAGTGAGTTTTGCTGGTCTGCAAACATTTCTTGTTTTCAGGTTCAGAAGAATTTAACTTATCACTGTCATGAGAGTTTGGCTGGGGGTGAGACCCCGGCCTTTTTCTTTGGCTACTATTTGGGGGAGAGAGGCAGTGCCTCGCAGCAAGGGCCTGAACGGTCCAGCAGCAGTGCTGTGAAGCTGAATCAACGGCGGCCTAGCCGCAGATTTATCCCCTCGCTTTCAAAACAATGCTTCTCGCAGGTGTTCCCCTTATCCCTGAGCTTTTCCTTGGCTATCAGCAGGAAGAGATCAAGGACAAAAACGCTCTCGTGACCTCTGGCCTCATGGTCACGAACGGCGCCATCCAAGAAGAATTCCAGAAAGGTGGCAAGACTATTGACCTTCCTTTCTTCGGTGATCTCGGCGGTGATTCGGAGATTGACTCTGACACCGTGCCTTCCGTGCCCGAGGACATTGCCGGTGATCTCCAGGTTGGCGTGCGCCTGATGCGCCGGAAATCCTGGAAGTCCAGCGACCTTGCTGCTGATCTGTCCGGTTCTGACCCTGCTCAGGCAATCGCCCGTAGCACTGGTCGCTACTGGATCCGTGACATGCAGAAGAGCTGCACCAGCATCCTGCGCGGTGTGTTCGGAAGCGGCGGCCCCCTGGTCACAAGCCACTCTGTTGGCGGCACAGGCGAAGCTCTTTCGCAAAGTCTGATGGTTGCTGGTATCGCCAAGCTTGGTGACGCTGGTGATGAGCTGACCGGCGTGATGATGCACTCTCAGGTCTTCTATGCCCTGATGAATCTGGATCTGATCGTTCCCGCCAGCCAGACCTCTCAGATCGACACCCGCCTGTCTGCTGAGGCTCTGGAGCGCCCCACCTACCTGGGCCGCCCGGTGTTTGTGGATGACAAGCTGCCCTTCGACCTGAGTGCTGGCACTGGTGGTGGTAGCGGTAAGACCGTGTATCACACCTACTTCTTCGGCCCCGGCGCTTTCGCCTATGCAACCGCTCCGGCCAAGAATCCGGTTGAAACCGATCGGGACAAGTTCCTTGGGATTGACTTCCTGATCAATCGCACCCACTACTTGGTACATCCCAACGGGATCTCTTGGACCGGCAACGCAGCCGCCAACGCTCCGAGCAACGCCGAACTGCAAACTTCTGCCAACTGGAAGAAGGTGTTCGACGACGACCGCAACATTCGGATCACCCGAATGCTCTGCTACGTCTGATTGGTCACTGAAGTTCAAATGCCCCGGTTCGCCGGGGCTTCAATCTTTCTGAGGATTCAACCATGAGTGCTGGTACTTTCAGGATGCGACGCGAGGCCGCCGAGCGTGCTGCTGCTGAGCGTGCTGCCCAAGAGGCCGCTTCCGCCCCCGAGCCCGCCCCCGAGCCCGCCCCGGAGCCCGCCCCGGAGACCGACGAGGAGACCGACGAGGAGGCTGCCACTCCTGCTGCCGCTTCCGCGCCCGAGCCCGCCCAGGGGGCCGCCGCAGAGCCGAAGGCGAAACCCGCAGCTACGGTTGCCAAAGCGAAGCCGAGTACCGCTTCTCGGCCCGCCTGAGGTGAGCCATGGCCTTTGTCTCGACACTGGGGGCGACTGACGCCAACTCCTACCTGTCGGTAGCAGAGGCCATCGAGCTGCTTGAGGTCTTGCCTCAGAGTTTTGGTGTTGCTGCCTGGCTGGACTTCACGGAAGAGCAGCAGGAGCAAACGCTGGTAGCTGCAACGATGGCGATCAACCCTTTGCATTGGAAGGGTCAGCCATCCTCTACCGAGCAGAGTCTTGCGTGGCCCAGGCGCGTCATTGCGGACCACTACTTTGTGGCCGATGACGAGCTGCCGATTGATTTTAAGACTGCCGTTGCCTACATGGCAGCATTTCTTGGTATCAATGGTGGCTACACAGGAATCGCTAACGCAGACGGCGGCTCTAAGAGGTATCGCAATCGCGAG